AACTGGGTTAATTCCATTAGAATATAAAAGGTCACGTTCTGCTTTGCGAGGGTTCCAAGCAAGTTTAACAATGTTCTTAATTTGTCCACGGTTAAATCCTGCAGGTGACCACCAAGCATCATTGCTATTGTCAGTGCGTACACACAAACCTGCAATATCACCATTTAACGGAAGCCAACGATAGATATCATTGTAACGGTCATACTGGTACTTATAGCCAGAGTCCAAGACTGCGTAAGAAGTACTACGTAAAGAACTTCTCCAGTTTACCAAGCTTACTGCTTCGTTTCCGACATTGTTATGTACAAGATTCTTTGGTGGAGAAATCAAAGCAACGCAATCTTTACGAGCTTCACAAATATTATCAATTATGTAGTTTGCGAGTTCGAAGTTTTCAACGCTTTCAGAACCATCTTCTGAAACTGTTGTGCCACCAATTGGTCTTCCTTGAAGAACAAGAGAAATATCAATATCTTCAGGAGAAGCAAACAAATCATATGCTGCGCCTAGAATATCCAATCCTGCATTAGTTTCATCTGAACCATCTGCACCATATTTCATATTCAAAGTTAATGGTTTGGTGTTAGTCGAAGATGTGAGATCTAAACCATTAGAAGAAACCGCATTTCCACGATCGTTTGCCCACCAAATATAAGCAGAACTTTCGTTAATCACATCTTTGTAGTAGTTTGTTGAACCATCAGCATTCTTAGCATCAGTAGAACGAGACAAACCTTGATATGTTTCAAGAATTGTTCCTGGAGTGCCAGTAAACTCACCAGACTCGTCAGAAACCACAATATGCAATTCGTCGCTTGCAGATGTGTTACCATTGAAACGCTGATAATCTGATTGACCTGGGGCGTTTTCAACAATGTTGAAGAATTCCCAATAACGAGAAATAGTATTTGATGTATAAGCCTTGCGAAGTCTATAAGGTTCTTCAAAATTTACTGTATAAGTTATAGTTGCAGTATTTGTTGTAAATGTATGAGTTGTGTTAGTTGTTATTCCAGTAGTGTTTAGAGCAACAACATTAGCAACATCACCAATAGCAAGCTTAAAGCCAGAAGTGTTTGCGTTTGCTACAAGATAAGTACTTCCGCTGACCAAACCTCCAATAGCAGAATTACCTGCTGCGTTAGCATAAATTACATAATCACCACTATTTAAAACCAACTTTGAAGAAGCATCTTTATTGTTTGCGAAAACAAAACTTGCTACTGCATTTATTAACGAAGTGTTAGATAAGTTGCTAAGACCAACTGAAACAGAAGAAACATTTGGAGAAGTAAATTTATGTGTTGTTGCAGTTGCAGTATTAGAAACTGCTACCAAATCGCCACTTGTGGTATTCAATTTGAATCCGGTTGTATTAGCAGTTGCAATAATGTAAGTTGTACCAGTAGTTAACCCACCAATAGCTGCATCACCAGCAGTATTAGCATAGGTGACATAATCACCTTCATCAAACAATATACGACCATCAGCATAAATGTTGTTTGCTGTAATAAAGTAAGTAGTGCTATTTACACCAGCAGTTGAATTTGCAGCAGATCCACTAACAGTAACGTTTGCAGTAAATGATGCGCTGTTTACAGAAAGACGATCACTACTTACAGTAAGATACTGAGTTCCAATTGTGCTGTTGCCTACAAGGATTTTATCCCCTGATATAATTTTAGATTTTACATCTGAAATTGCTACAGAATTACCAGAACCTTGTTGTTTAGCTACAATTCTTCCAAATGTTTTACCCACACCAATGGTTAAATTACCACCAACACTGCTGCCAGTAGCAACATTAGCAAGAGAAATATTTGACTGATAACTCGCAGCATTATCAACAACGGAAATTTTTAGAGAATTTCCAATTTCGCCTGGATATTTTGCAACATAGTAAACATCAGAATCAAAATTACCGTCTTTAAACTCATACTGAGCTTTATTTTTGACAATTTGTGCAGCAACGTTAGCAACTGTACCATCAGTTGCTATTGCGCTATATGCTACTTCAGGTCTACCAAAACGCAAAGTTACAGCGCTGGCATCGAGTGCAGAATTTGACAATACAAATGCTGTGCTATTTACAGACACAATAACTGGTTTGTTAGAAGGTTTTACAACTTTTTGGTTTGAAGCTTGCATAACATACATACCAACTTCAAGATCGGCTGTATCCGTAGTGTAGAAAACATTGCTTCCTACAGTTGTATTAGCAATAGCAATTGATACGCTTGGAGTTGTTCCAGTAGTATCAGCAGCACGAGAAACATAGAGACGGTTGCCATATGACAAAAAGTTAGCTGCAGTAAAAAATGTTTCTGCATTAAAATTTGTTGGCTTACCGAACTTATTTACTAGATCATTTTCCGAAACAACTAAAACTCTTTGGTCGATTGGACCCCAACGGAAAACACCGCCAATCGCACCATCACTAGTAGCAACTGATGGAACAACTGTGGTTAAATCAATTTCAGTGATATTAACACCTGGACTAAGTTGAAATGGCATATTTTTCTCCTTCTTACGAGAATGTACGAAATTATTTCAATTATTTATTAAACAAAGGTTTTTAGAAGTTTTCGTTCGCTCTCCACATCCAACTTTCAGGCACTAATCTCTCAAACTCTTCTTGGTCGCCAAAATCTTCTCTGCCATCGAAAACAAACCCAAAAGGAGCTAGATCCTGATTCATTTCATCCTCAGATTTGTCTCTGAGGGAGATTAAAGTATTAATATTAGTGTAATCTTTGAAATATTGTTGTTCTGAAAGCCAAGAAAACAAAACCAAACACATAACAAGGTCGTCGTGTTTCCCAGATTCGGCTTCGTATGAATTTCCCTTTTTCGAGAAAGTAGAAAGTTCATTAATAGTATGAAAATCATTAATAATCAATTGATTTTGCTCAATTAAAAGTTTTAATATTGAGCAACCTACAGATTTTACTACCTTCGTTGTTCTTATGCCTTTGTCAGCAGTTCTTCCACTGAATCCGGCTGTTACTTGCTTACCACTTCGGCCAGCATTTTCTGTGAATAGGATATTTTCATAGCCGAAATCAAAATGCAATGAATTGGAAACTTGCTCGCCGATATCGTTTATTTCAACGAGAGTAGCAGCATTGTTATATGCTACTGCAGTTCTATGAATAACGTCTGCATAATCTATTGGTGATACGTTATTGTTTCTATAAACGCAAACTTGATCATAAGGCATTTTTGTTACATCTATAACTTGGAAAGCGGAATAATCTAAACCTTTACCTCTTGAAACGTCACAAATGATAATATAGGCATGGTTTTCTTGCGGTTTGTAATACTGAATCAGTCCTTCTTTTTGAACCATCGGTGACTGATGAACAAGCTCTTTCAGTTTCCAGCCAGCAATAAGCGTACCAGAAGAACCAAGGAATTCGCAATTCATTTCCTGATCGAACTTTTCGAGATCGAAGTTCATACCAGCTAATGTATCTTGTTTCCACTTTTCGTCTCTACCTGGAACAGCTTGCCAGTTTACAAGAATTGGGTTATATCCGTTTCTTTGTTCTTTTGCATTTATCCAAGTACTGTAGAAATGGTTTAGACCATTAGGAGTCGAGACAAGAACAATTTTAGATTCCGAACCAGAAGAAATGGTAGGATAAACCGAGGTAAAGAACTCATCCCAGTTATCAATGTGCGCCGCTTCGTCGATAAATAGTAGGTTGATAGTGTAACCACGGATAGCACTAGCAGAGGTAGCGGCAGCAATAACACGGCTGTTATTTTCTAGTTCGAACGAACCTTTGTTCCATTCTTTAACACCCTGCTGTAGCCACTTAGGAAGGTGTTGATAAGCAAGCTGCACACGACCAAGAATTTCTCTGGCGGTTTCGCCTTTGTTGGCCAACAAAGCAACTGTTTTGTCAGCATGAAAAATGATATACCAAAGAATAAACCCACAAGTAGTTGTCGATTTACCAGCCTGTCGAGCAGTAGTGACAATAGTATATCTATTTTCAACGAACGACTGAATCATACTTCTTTGATACGGATAAGGTTTAAAGTTTTGTAAACCTTCGTTCAAAGTAATAATTTTCATATAATTTTCGACAAAGTAAATAGGATCTTCAGAACATTTGACCCATTCTTCAACAAGCTCTGGCGTCCAATCAATATTTTGATTTGCACGCTTTAGAAGGATATTGCCGTTATATCCTTTTACATTATCAAGCGTTGCCATTTTTCTTCATATCCTGTAATACCTTTTGCAACTCAGCAGTTGAACCAACAAACAAATTGTTGTTAATTGTTTTTGCTTTGTCGCTTATCGGTGTATCAACTGAATCAATTTCTCTAATTTTACTTTGTAAATCTAGAAGTTTTTGATTGGCGTTTAACATTGTATCCATAAGTTTTGCTAAAACTTCAAATGCTCTTGGGTGCTGAGAACTGTCTGCAATTTGTGCAAGCTTTACCATGGCCTCATTACCATTCATCAACATACCATGTATATTAGCTCTCGCAGTTTCAATATCTACTTTTGCGCTATCATTATGAGCATCAGCAATAATATTTGAAACCGCAGATTCTGTTTTTTCGTAAGGTTCTAAACCGAGAGCTTTACCAATTGGATCATTATTTTCTTCTTCATTCATGCTAAATCATCTTCGTTATAAATTTGAGTAATAAACCCATAGTCGTCATCAATTTCAATTTCAGCGTATGGAACTGTGCCAATACTTGTGTTTGGTTGACCATAATAATTTACAGGTGTGCCGTTAGCAGTAAGTCCTGGCTGAATTGTCATTTTTTCTGCAATTGCAGTATTACCAACAGCGGTGGAAAGTTTACCATCGCTTACATTTGGTATATAGAAATTAGTATTAATAAATTTGATTATACCAGCTTTTCTTACTGGACCATACAAATATCCCTTTAATACTAAATCTAAAGTCCAAATAATTGCTCTTCTGTCTTTGAAATCTCCATCATAACTATCATTATAACTGATGTTGGTCAGTGTTATTGGTATGTCCATAGTAACTTCAACTTCAGGAATAAGATTTACTGTGGTTGTCCAATCTGGAGTAAAATAAGGAAGAACTTGTTCAATTATCTTTGTTCCATCTTCCGCATTTTTAGCATAAACAAACACCTTAAATTCTATGTTGTAAGGAACTGGGTTATACTGATATTTAAATTTATTGGCGTTTGTTGAATCTTTAACAGAAACTTTGCCAATCGTATTCAATTTTCTGGTTCCATCATATACCATTTTACCCATTTCAAACGAAATAGCGGGAAGCGGTATAGTTGCAGTTTGTCGATCGATAGCAGTATCTTGTAAGACACGAGCGAGCATCTTATCTTTTGGTGCATAAGTAATAGGCACTTTCAGTAAGGCGGTTTGATTGCCGCTAGAATTTGTGCGTGTAATTTGAATATTGTTGAAAAGAGTTCCAACAAGAATTACATACTTACGAATAAGACTAAAATAAAACGGTGTGCCAAACATTAAATAGTCCTTTCGCTGAACGGATCATATGCAGTAAAGTCAACAAACAAATCAGATTCTTTTTGTATTTCATCATTGTCAGCCGCAGGAATAATTGTATCAATGCCAGCACCTTCTAGAACAAGCATATTTCCTTCTTCATCAAACAGAATATCTCCGTCTTCAGTTTTGACGGACCAATTGTATTGATTGGTGTCAAATTTCTTTTGTAGAATATCAATTTCAGGAATACCAGTATTTAATGTTTCACCAGCATATTCGAACAATTCGCAAGTAACTTCCCAAGTTTGTAAAGCGCCAAGTTGATAGAACATCTCGTATTTGTTTACAAATTTGATTTGAAAACATTTTTTATTAAGAGGAAAGAAAATTAAATCGCCTTCGTTTGGTCGAACTTGGTTAGTAAAAGTACCAACTTCTTCATTAAAAATTCTTTGCGCCATAGAGAAAATAACTCTATCTCTTATCTCTAAACCAAATTTAGAAAGGAACGAACCATCGCCAGTAAATCCATCAACTGATTTAATGTACATCTCAATTGGATATGCATTCTCGTAACTCGATTGATCGTCTGCACCATAAACATCGTCATAATTGTTTAATTTTCGAGGAATGTAATACATATCCTCCCCATAAATTTTTATGGATTCAATAATCAAATTTTCAAGTAAGTATTGTTCTTGAGAAGCTTGATAATTATTGAAGAAAAAATTAGTGGACACTTTTTTATCCGATCATATCGCTGGCAGGTAAACTGTATGAGTAAATCATTTCTTTTTCCAAAACATCTCTTTCCATAGTAGCCTCATCATATATTTTTTGTCCATTAAACACTAAACCGCCTGGCATTTTCATACCTTCAAACTTTTTCAAATTTGTTCCCCATTGCTGTTTGATTAAACAAGCAGCATATCTCAAAAGCCAGCGGTCAGACCAAGCATCAGTATACGTGCTTGGGTCAACAACTTCATATGCTTCTACTATCAAATAATCACCAGTATTGATTCTATCCCAATCCATATCAATATATAAACGATTTGTGTTTCTGTTATATCTAAGCGGCTGTTTACCAACCAACAAATATTCTAAGAACTGAATATGCTGCATAGCCATGTAATATGGAACCATTGACACACTAGTAAGTGTATAAAGGTCGTTAAGAGCGATTTGATAACGAATATTAAATAAGTTGTTAGTACCAAGAGCTGACCCGAGATCAAAGATATTAACAACTCCAATGATGTTCTCGGGGATAGTGACGTATTGGTTGTCTTTGTCTTGTTGGGTGATTTGATACTTGTAGTAAGTTTTCGACGAACCGTCGAAATGATAGTCCCAATAATAGCGTAAAGCTTCATCGATCCTATCCTCCACCTGATCATCATCGACGTTAATTTCGATGACAGGTTTACCTAATCGACGAAGGCAATTTTCCTTAAATTCTGTTCTTGAAGTTGGCGATGCCATAATTAGCCCTTTTTATTTT